CTGTTCTGTTTGCTAACCACGGTACTGTCCATGCCACGGGCCATACGGCTCATACCACTACGCGCTTCCTTCTCAGTTTCAAGGTTCTCAATCGCTTGGAACACAGTGCCTGACAAATTAGGCATCGGCAGCGGACGAACCACATTCTCAGGGTTCGGGGAGTTAACATCGATAATCGCGCCAACCCTGTTATCCAACAGGTCGCGGGGGTTCTTAACTAACGATAGGTTAGCTACATATCGTGAGGTGTTGGTCATAAACGTGTGATCAACCACGCCACGCTTCAGGCTGCTTTGAGTTTTCTGGATATCTAACAAGACATCCGCAAGGCTCATACCGTGGAACCTGTGAGGTAATGGGAACGGTGTGAAGTATCGGAAAGGTTTCTCGCTAACGATCTCGATATCCAATACGACTGTGCGGCTGTGAAGCACCTTTAGCACTACACACTTCTGCAAGTCATCACGGAACTTCTTCAGATATGACTCATAGATCGTTACATGCTCACGATCGTGGTCAGAGTCGCTCATGTCGTTGTGACCATAACCGTCAACAGAGTCACGGCCTAAACCACCATCTTCGTGTTGGCCTTTATCCTCATCCAACTTAGCAACTATCTCAGGATCGTAACCCTCACTTAATAACTCGCCTCGCGTTCTGCTTGTGCGGTGCGAACAAAAATCCGCATCCTCTTCGTCAGTGGCGCGTGGTGTTATTAAAAAATCTTCGGGCGGTATGACCTCGATGCAGATTTTGCTCTTGTCTATCTTTCGAACAAGCTCACCGCTGTACATGATCTGAGACATCTCGACCATCTGTCCTGTCTGCGGATCTTGCACCTGTGTCATCTGCGCGTCTTCCGCGTATTCTGTGATGGTGACAGATGGGTCAGACGCTATCTGGTTGAAACTCGCTTCATCAACACCCTCAAAGGTTTCCTCGTCGTACTCGTAATAGTCCTTGTAGTAACGCTTCACGATACCCGTCTTCGCTACCAGTGCGTCGTGGATAACGTCGTGCAGGATCTTGGTTCCTTTGTTCTCGCGGTAGAAGATATAGTTAGCTAACGCAGTCGCCATCTTCGCAGGCACAAAATCCTCTGCGGTTTGAGGATCAAAACGGCAGATATTTCTATCAGCACTGAACGTCTCCATCAGCATAGCCTTTACAGACTCAACCGCATCAAACACATCCATGCTGACGTGTTGTGATCTACCAGCGCGTTCGTTACCCATCGGTTGGCCGTAGTAATATTTATAACCTTTCTCACGCTGAATACCGATCTCGCTCTCAGCGTATGAATCGGAAGCGTTGATGTTGCTCTCTAATGAGGCGAGTAGTTCACCCTCGTTAATCTCAGAAGTTATATTCATTTGTGGTATACCTTGATTGTCCGTTGGTTAATTGCTCACGCTCAACTTTGTTCTGACCGAAGCGCGTCACACTGATCGCTGCGTATCTTGTTGCATCCATCAAATCGTCAAACTCTTTGTGGATCTTGCCCTTCTTGCGGTGATACCGCCTAAACTCCTCAAACCACGGAACCAGATTGCTGAACACTCGCAACCGCCCAGTTCTATATCGCTCCAACATCTCCATCAAGGCTGGCTCGACAAAATTCGTACCGTCGGGGTTGGTGAACTTCCCGATCATCAACACGCCCGCTTCGATGTACATCTCCGCTAGTGTTCTGCCGCTGCCCTTCTCGGTGTTATCCCCATCGTGTGGGTATATGCACGGGATATCCTTCCCACGGCTCTTGATAACCGTTGCATGAATCGCAGGGATCTCACCCTCTTTCTTGTACACGTCGTACACATATATGACATCGCTGTCAGGATCGTAAGCTGTCCAGACACAGGTGGTGGGGTGCGTTATCCCGAAATCCACAGCACATAGTTTTTTGTAGTGGGCTGGTATCTCAAACGGATCACATTTAACAACCTCTTCAGCTATTGGAAAGACCATACCCTCACCCAACACCGGAATACCTTTACTCCGCATATCGCGTTGATATTCAGGGATAGCCGCCAGCAACTGCTCTTTCGTTTCTTCAGTTATATGCGGCGCGTCAGCCCACGTGACGTTCTGTAGATATTGACCTTTGTTCGGGTGATCCATGAACTGGGACACTAGTTCCGTCATCCCGTTCTCTGGGGTTAGAGTTCCGACGAGATATCCACCCTGACCATCGTTCCCCGTCGCCGTCCTTGTTAAACATTGGGGGTATATGGTCGGGTCGGTTGGCTCTTCGTCAATCCAGATGTAGTCCTGTGAACTACCCATCAGGACGTGCTGTCCCTGCGTATAACTTTTAAACGACACCGAGCTGGTGTTACCCGCCGCATGGCGCACCGCCACATCCCGTGGCAATCTTGGTGTGCCCATTGCGGGGGTTACTTGGAAGATGAGCTTTTGAGGTATTAGGCCAGAACCATCGAACTTTCCATCCCCTATATACATGCCCATCAGTTCTTTAACGATTACATCCCTTAACTGCTCACCCGAAACACCTAAGCACCAAATCTTGGTGGGCCTGTTGAACCGGACACCCTCCCACCAATCTGGGTATAAGCCTGTTAAGTGGAACGCAACCTCAGCGGCCTGCGAAGCAGTTTTGCCTACGCGGTTTGCGGCCATCAGCATTCTTTGCTTGTTAACCTTTCCGGCTTTGTAGAATTTTTCCTGCCAACCGTAAGGCTGCCAATATTTCAGCCGGTTCTGCGCCTTGTGCGCTTTTACCAAACGCATGGCCTCTGCTAATTCCGCCGCCTTTTTTTTCTGAGCCGCTGTCAGAGCAGGTACTTTCTTTTTTGAAGCCGCTTTTTTTGAAGTCTTCTCTGTCAAAATAAAGTCGCCCTATGTGTACTCAGATATGTGGGGGCGTATGGCCCCAGACAGGTACCTCGATTTTGCGAATCGGGTTCAAAATCAAGCCCCTCACAGGTTAAAAAGTGATCAATTCGTACCATTTCACCCCCATCACACCTGTAAGTCATTGATTTCATTAGGTTTGTAAGGCCATTAGGTATGGGCCACTCATAACTTATCAGGGTCAATACCCGCAGCCTTAAGCTGCTGGATGGCCGACTCCACATCCACATCGACAACGACTGAACCTGTGAGGTTAGCGTCCACCTCCTGCCTATCACGCCAGCCTGCGCGGTTCTTAAGGAAGAAGATCTGCGCTGATGTGTTGGGCTTCTCACCCGTTGCGCCTTCGAACAGGGCGTTGGTCACCGCATCGATGCCCGCCTGCTTGCCAGCCTTTAAGGTACGGTCAAACTGCTCATCGTCACGTTTGCGTCGAGAGATAGTCGAGACAGATATCCCAAGTGATGTGGCGATCTGCTCCTCGCTCAACCCTATCTTTGCTAGGTTGTAGAGCTTTTCGTAATCGATAACCTTTTGCTTTGCCAAGTGACCAGCCTCCGTTGAACAGTGAATGACGCGCATTATAACGCCTTTACAACCTAATGTGGTAAATCCCCTTATGCGTTGTCAGGATCGGTTGACAGCCTCACAGCCTCACAGCCTCACAGGGCCAGATCAGGCACGTTCAAGGCGTTCAAGGGCGTTCAAGGTAGCTTTTTTACCTTGAACGCCCTACAGGCCACGTCACCACTGGGCTAGAGCCATTTACGTTCAAGGTGCAGGGTAAACAAGGGAAAAACCAGTTGGGGAATCTTTATAGGTCTTTAAGGCTTTATTAGTCTTTTTATTTCTATCTAATATAAAAAGAGTAATTACCTTGAACTCCTTGAACGTCGCCAGTAATGACGGGGCCTCCAGCCCGTTCAAGGTAAAAATTTACCCTGAACTACCTTGCACATTCGGGCCTTGCTTGAACGCCTCACAGGTTTTGATGTTAGTAAGCACTTAGGTTCCAACCAGATCATCTCCCCTCTAGTTGGAACGATATGAGGCTATGAGGGAGGGAGAAGGGATGGGTTGAGGCGGTCGTTGATGATCTGATCGACCTCTTGCAGCTCCTGTAGAAATATTGAGATGTCGTTGGCCCAAGTGATAAGACCATCCCGTGGTAGGTTCGACTCAACACTAGACGTGCAGGCCGCGAGATCCTCGGCCCTGACCACGACCATATATTGAGCGTTGGCTAGGTATCGTTTAGCACGGTCGCGCAGTGTGACCAGCTCGTCTATCGTTCTGTTACTTAAATCATTAACACTCATCAGTGTTCTCCTTCTGTTGTTGGTTTGTTGTGAGGTCTTGGTTTCAAAAACCTCTGATATTTCTCTCATCTGTTAATCTTCGCGGTCAGGTCAGCTATCTTGGCAGCGTAGGCCGCGCTCTCGCGTGTGCCGTCCTGATACCGGTTGGCGACAAGGCAGTGGTGGAAGTCATGCACAGCCCTAGCCTCAACAAACGCGAGGAAGACATCTGGCACGTCCTCACCTGCGGCGAGGTTCAGCTCGTCTCTAAGAACCCACCCATCATCATTAATCATGCTACTTACTCCTGTCTTTACATTTAAAGGTTGTATCTCAAGCCGCGAGAGCGGCCTTCGATGGACGTTTAAAGAACCCGAACTTCTCGTCATCCGGAGATGGAGAGACTGTAGCGGTGAACGATACACGCTGACCCTGTAGCCCAGTGTCAGTCTCATAGATCTCATCCCAAAGGCTCTGAGGTACAGTGCCGTACACTTTAAAGCCTCTGTCGTCCCGAACTACCATCTTGGTAGTGTCACCGTACATGCTGCTGACAAGCTTCAGGCTCAACACCTCACCGGTGACAACCTGACGACCTTCACCGATGGGGTCGGCAGCGGCGTGTTCGGCCTCACGCGCAGCATCCCACTCAGCCTTACGAGCATCAAAGCCGTCGATGCACTTCACCACAGCGGCACACTGCTTCTCAGACAGCTTGCCCCATTTGTTAAGCGCGATGTCCAGACTAGCGGCGAAGTCGTTCTTATACATGTTGCAGATAACCCAACGCTCAATCTCCTGAGCGCGGGGGATGTTACGCAACCAAGTTTTGTTGGCGTTGTGAATGATCTTCGCTTTAACAGCGGCTTCATAGGCTACGGGGTTATTGATATGGCTCATTACACTTCTCCTCATTGATTTCAGGATCATT